GCGCCCCACGTTGAGTTCTTTATCCAGACCGCCAACGTCCCGGGGATAAACCTACCGGCCGTCGACCAACCCACACCGTTCGTCAAGATACCCCGACCGGGGGAACACCTCGACTTCGAGGAACTCCGGATCGGGTTCAAGGTCGACGAGAACCTTCGGAACTACGAGGAAATTCGAAAGTGGATGTTCGCCCTCGGAAAACCAACCGACTTTCGGCAGTACGCGGAGATCGAGGAGGAACCGATATGGACCGGGAAGGGGATAACGTCAGACGTGTCCCTCATGATCCTCTCGGGAACGAAGTCCCCGAACTACGAGGTGGTGTTCACGGACGCCTGGCCAACCGGACTGAGCGATCTGCGCTTCGAGAGCACCGACGAAGACATCCCGTACATCGCGTGCGACGCGTCCTTCAAGTACACCGTGTTCGAGATCAAAAAAACCAATTGATCTTATTATACCACTACGGTGATCTGGTGTCACCAGTTTCATTTCATCCTAGGGGTTGACAATGGTTTCGAAGTTTGGTATAATATACTGTGCTTAAACAAATGGTACCATAAAAATTCACTAACACTTGTTGAAAAATCAATCATCGATAGATAAAACCAAACATCTGCAGCCCCCGCCAGCCAGCATGAACTCACTCATGGGTACGGCTACCGGGAGGTACCCGAGACCGCTTAGGATAGCGTAGAGCTCCTTGGAGAACCCGTTGGCGAACAGGCACTTCCCCACCTCCACGGCGTTGAGGGCGAACCCCAGCGCGTCCTCCTCGGACACCTCCACTATCCACTCCTTCCCGACACAGTCCCGAAGCACCCTGTAGGATTCCGAATCTAGAGCCGGCGGGTAGACCAGGACGTGACCGCCCGAGAGGGGGAGGACAGCTAGGTCGAGGTGGTAGAACCTCGGATCGACAAGCTTCAGAGCCACGACCCTGCGCTTGGTGAAGTCGTCAAGGACCCTCGCGGCGGACGCCGTGGTCCGCTGGCCGTAGCCCATGTATAGGTTGAAGCGTCCCTGCGCGCTGTCAGCCAGCGCGTCGCCGGCCCCCTCGAAGGAGTCGTTGGACCACTCCCAGGGGTCCATCACCCAGTCGCCGCGGGTCGTCGCGACGGTGTGCCAGAGGCGCTCCTCGGGCTGCCGCTCCCCTCGAGCGAACCTCGATAGGAGGAAGTGTCCCCGCTCCCAGTAGCCCCCGTTGGCGGCGAAGACGGCGTCCGGCATGTCGTTGGGCGCGCTGACGGTCTCTACCGCGGCGCCGGCTTCCGTTAGGGAGCTGCGTAGGTTCAGCCACTGCCGCCGGGCGACGGACTGGTCGACGCGGCCAACGTTGCCGACCATGTAGGGGTTGATCTCCCAAGCCACCGAGTAGCAGGCTGGGTCCACCATCAGAAACTTAGTCATGTCGTTGCCTCAGCGCCGCCAGTGTGTTAACGTAGCCATGTAAGATTTAAAGTTGGGAGGTCTAACTGCTTCCCAATTAGAAAACGTCTCCGCTAGTTCCTTACCTTTTCCCGGAAAGTCTCGAAGATGAAGCTCCATCACCACATCGTCCACGAAACTCGGAAGCTCGCACCCGTTAAGGAAAGAGAACTCCGCGCCTTCGCAGTCTACCTTCAGAGCCTGAGGACGGTACTCCTCGAGGAGGTCCCGAAACGCAAACGAAACGCTTCTCGTACCCTTCCTACCGCGTCGAAAATACTGAGACGTATTACCAAGGTTGCGTCCTTTAGGCACCAGATATATCGTGGTTTCTCCCGCCTCAGCGTCCACGCACCCATGAATTAACACGACATTTCTATAGTCAGCTGTGTTGTACGATAGACACTCGAAGTTGCTGTTCTCCGGTTCAACCGCGACGACCTTTTCAGCGCCGTTTTCAAGAAAGTGTAGGGTCGCTGCTCCTATGTTGGCACCGATGTCCATCACCGTCCTATCACGAACGTTAAGGTCACCGTAGGCGTGCTTTATCTCCTTGACGACAAACTCGTCGAATGTACCCTCTCGACACGCAACGCCCCTAAACATCTTAATAGGACGCATCTCGCGTTCACAGTTCACCGTAATAGGCAGCTTCACTTCATCCATATTTGTCTCCAAATCATAAACTGCGCGGCGGTACTTCCCAATCGGTGTCGCGCAGAGGCTTTCTGCGCTTCGCCAGCTCAGAGGGTGCTAGGCGCAGCTTACCCACCTCTATGCCCGTACCAGCATATCGTTCGCTGGGAGTACCCTTTGACTTGAAGCGCTTATCGATACGTCCAGCTTCGGCGTTCGTAACGAGAGTTATTGGATTATTCTTTATCATCTTATATATCTGCCAGGGCATGTCCTTCTTATGGGTGTCTGAGAGCTTCATCAAATCTCTCCATGCCTGGCGCAGCGGGAGAGGGTGCTCACCGGTGATGTCGTCCTTAACTCCTCTATTGAGTTTTTCAGCAGCTGCGCGACTAACGTTTCTATCTTTATTTCTAAGAACTGGACCACCCGACACCCCGCGGCGCAGCTCCTTTACTGGATTCTTCGGATCGCGCGTACTGAGAGCGTCGGACAATTTCCGAAGCATGACATCCTTGACATCCTTGAACCTAAGGAGCCCGCGCTTGCGCTTACGGATAGCGTTGGCTATGAAGCCGATCTCATCGACTTCGTCGCTGTGGGGAAGCTTGCGCGCTTCCACTATCTGTCTGAGTTTCTTCATCTATTATTTATTATACCACGGGCGGTACGCCGTGTCAATAGAATGGGCCCGAAGGCCCATCCGATCAAGCGTAGACTGCTAGGTCCAGCGACGACTTCAGGTGGCTCATGTTGGGCCACGGAACGTGCACTCCGAAGGCTCCCAGCACCATCTGAATCGCGACGAGCACGATGGCCACGCCGATCAGCACGAGGATGACGTAGAGGATAGTCTTGAAGGGCTCCTCGAGGGGGATGAGGCCGATCAGCTTGTTGAACGCCCACCAGAGGGCTCCACAGATGACGACTAAGAAAATGACTCCGATTAACGTTCCAATCATTTCGTTCTCCTGTAGCTTATAAAAAGAAACCCCGGAAGTTGCCCTCCGGGGTTATTTATAGTGCTGGTGGAGCCGTTCAGCCCGAGGACGGGACCGCCTTCTTGTGCGCGTCCGCGGCTTCCTTCGCGTGCTTGTCGTGCTCCTTCTCGAGCTTGTCGTGCTCGAGCTTCTCCTTCTCGAGGAGCTTCTTCTCGCGCTCCTCGACCTTCTCCTTCGAGCGGTAGTCGTCCCCGAAGACCTTGTCCTCAAGCTCGTCCAACCGCTTCTCAACCGTCTTAGAAATCGTCATGCAAGCCTCCCCTTACTGCGCCTTATTCGTCGTGCTCGTCGTGCTCGTCCGTCGGAGCGGCGTGCTCCCCGTCCTTCTTGGGAATGTCGACCTTGATCTCGTCCTTCTTGGTCTTCTCGTCGACCTTCTTATCCTCGGCCTTCTTCTCCTCGGCCTTCTTCGACTTCTCGTCGAGCTTCTTCTCGGCGGTGTCGCACCTGGCCTTCAGGGCCTCCTTGGCAGTCGGCTTCACGTGAATGATAACCTTCTCGCCCGGAACCGCGGTGATCACCCGCTCCGTTGCGAACGCCGGAAGCGTCAGTCCAAGCGCAACCAGCGCAGCTATGATGAGTCGCATGTCTTCCCCCTAAGTTAACCCAGCCCGGGAACTCCGGGACTGGCTATTTAGGCGCGGGGAATCTTCAAGAATGGTCGCAGCGCTTCGAGAATCGTCATAACGTCGGTGTCGGTAGCGCCTGCCCTAGAACCGTAGCCGTCGATACCGCGGTCTATGTCCCATTTTTTTATCGCATCCCATACAGCATTGAACTCCGGCGACTCCAGATCACTCTTCGTCGGCTCAGTCATATCAGTAGTCTCGCTCCCATTTGTCGTGAAACGCAACCGCGATGCCGAACCGGGGCACGCCGTCGGGCGTCAGGTTGGGGGAGCGCACCGTCACGGTCGCCGGCGACGTCCCGATCAAGGACGCGCAGTGCTCCCGCGTTCCCTTGATGCCGGCGCCGAACTCGCGCCCGTTGGAAGCCCGAGCGACGACGCTCTTCGGCAAGCCTCCCCAGTTCCCCTTGCCCTCCTCGAAGGCGACGAACTCGTACTCCTCGTCGTGGAACTCCTTGCGCTTCATCAGGAACTTAGAGCGCTTCCCCTCGTACGGCTTGTCGAGGCGCACCATCTGCCCCTCGTATCCCCGTTCAAGGTACCTGGAGTAGAACATATCCAGGTCTTCCTGGCTTGGGTGATAGGTCGTCGCGACGGCGAGGGTGACCGTTCCGAACGGCATCCAACCCTGCAGAAAGTGGATGCGTTCCGAGAACGTTCCGGTGTGGCTGGGGATGTCGTACACGTGGTACTGCATGACCGCGGCCGACTTCGCGAGGTCCTCCTCGGTCGGCACGGTCTTTTTGACGATCGACGTGATCTCGTTGAAGTCGTCGCGGAGCTGGTGGTTGTACATCTCCCCGTCCAGGACCGCGCCCGGACACTCGCGGAAGAAAGCTTCGAGCTCCCTCTCTACGTGGGGACAGGAGACGATCGGCTTGCCGGCGCGGCTCCAGAGACCGTCCCTCGAGGCGATGCACCTGATGCCGTCGAGCTTGGGCTGGCTGTAGCAGGGTCCCGTCCAGCGCTCGTACTTCGTGGCCAGCATCGGCTTATAGCCCGAGGCCCTCGCTTCGTCGACGCCCTCGGTCGCGGGAGCGTACTTGCGCTCGAGCTTCTTCTTCTCCGCGGCGCGAGCCTCGAAGATTGCTTGATCGGTGTCGGTGACTTGGGAGGCAGCGACCGCGAGCCTCCACTCCGAGGCTACCTTCCTGCCGTCGACGAGGCCGGCGATCGTCCGCCACTTGTCGTCCTCGACCTCGTACTGCCACGCCCGCAGCTTCCCCTTGGAGTCGCGGGAATAGATCGGTTCACTCAATATGTGCATTTCATGTTTCCTGTTTTCTGCGGGGTTTGGGAACACCGCGCTGGGTATCGCCGGCTTTCTTTTTCGATTCCTCGGTGCGCGGGGGTCGTTTCTTAGCGCCTTCAGCTAGGCGCTTCCGCTGGTTATCTGCCCAAACGGGGTCGGCCCACAGTTCACGCATACGTTGGCCGGGAACCTTCTTGGGAGGCTGCTCCTTCTTTAGCTTAGGCTTCCGTCGACCCTCAGCCCAAGCCTTCTGGTTTCCTTCACCGATCGCTGCTCGGTGCTCCTCGGTCTCGGTGGTTCCCAGCTTCGCATCGCGCATGGCTTGCCTCCATTCTGGAGACATCGCGTCGCCGGTCTCAACCTTATTCTTAGCGAAGGCTTTCTTTTTTCCCTCGCTGATGGCTCTACCGACTTCTGGGGGCCTGGGAGCTACAGCTCCACCATCTCCTCCTATAGTCATGTTATAGCCGTTGTGATAACTGTCGTGCAGAACTATTTGTCTTATTTCCGCTTCGGAGAGAGCCTCATTTAGAAGTTTCCGTGTGTCGGCAAAAACAGCCTCGATCTTTTCGACCTTCCAACACGCCGAGCCATATTTTCGCAGAGCATTATGGAGCTTAACATTCATGTCGGCCTTTGTGGCCCTCCAAACATGGTGCTTCCAACGCTTTTCAGCAACGGTCATCGTTTTACCGATATAGACCTTCCCAGATGGCTCGCACGTAAGCCTATAAATCTCACCATGTACCACAGGATCCTCCCATTGTGTCTATTCTATACTATTTAGGGAGTCATGTCAATAAAAAACTCCCGGAGTTGCCTCCGGGAGTTGTATTTAGAAACCTTAATAATATCAACAACATATGCTCACATTATGTTGTTTACGATTATACGTCGGTAATAAACGTTGGTGCTTATCGTTCGTCCGCCCAGGCCGACGTAGGTGCCCTGCGCGAAGGGGTTGGCGACGACGCCGTAGCGCGTCTTGAACCCAATCTTCGGCTGGAAGCTGTCCTGGTCGACGGCGCGCACCATCTGGAGCGGCACGTATGGGCAGTAGAATATGCCCGCGTCGAAGGCCGAGGGGCCCTTGTAGCCGATCGTCAGGTAGTTGCCGCCGATCGCGTACGGGTCGATGTAGACCTTGTAGCGGCCGAGCAGGATGCCGGCGAAGGTGTTCCCGGTGTCGTCGACCGTGAGGGTCTCGGGCAGCTTCGGGTTGTACACCAGGAGGCCGGTAGCGTTCAGCGCGGAGGCGACGTCCGAGGAGCAGATGACGATGTTCCCCTTCCCGCGCCTGGTCTGCTTCGCGATCTGGTTGGCTTCACGCTCGAGCTGGAACAGGAGGCCCTTGAACTTCTCAACGAGCCAGCGGCCGTTGGAGTCGGTGTCCAGGTCGA